ATCCTCAGCACCATTCTTAAAAGACTTTGAATTCAGACAGCAACTTTCATAAGTGTAATTAGATATAGAGGCTGAAGCAACACATGTATCAACTTCAAAACTGCTATTTGAAGCAGCCACAGTTGTTGGATCTCCACAGTCTTTTTTATTTACACATGTATCAATATTAGCGCCCTTGTTGCCAAGCATAAAATAAAGATTATCACCCGAAGAAAAGCCTACCCAACCCCACTGTCTTGTTATGCTTGAACCTAAATAATAGGAAGAATACACATCATAAAAAGCATTATATTTTTGGAGATATACTCTTTCATAAGAAGTGGGATCAACATCCTTACGTCCAGTAGCCCAAAACATCAATCCGCAAGAGTCTTTGTCGCCAGAGCCATAGTTATCCATTTTTGCAAAACCATTATTTCTTTCAAACTCTCTTATAACTCTGCATTTTTCACTGTATGAATAACAATTGTCACAGCATTTTGTTCCGCAATCACAACCTTCTTTTGTTATTGGATCAAAATCTGGTTTTACAGTCCCTAAAAAGCTACTATTAAAATTGCTTTTTATATTGCAAGAATTATTTAAAGATTTGAAAGTTTCACTTATCAATCCAAATTCATGAGAAGAAATATTATTATCTGAACCTTTTGTCCAAAGACATAGATTTGAATTTTCTATTACATCTATACTTGATTTAAAATTTGTGATCCTATAGTTTCCACTATTTGTATCCGTTCTTAAAACAACATCATAAATACCACCAACGCTAAAAGAAGCAGTTGTGTAGTTTTGGTTTAGATGAGATAAATCGTCGCTTATTCCCCATGTATAAGAATTTATTGGATCTGAAGAATTTTGACCATTTTTTAAAACACCATTATCATATGCAGCAACATTCATTGAAATGTATGTGTTTATTGGAGATGTGATTCTATATAATCTTTTATTAACTTTTTCTCCCGTCAAAGATTCTATTGATATTTCTTGTCCCAAGAAAGTCTGAGAGTTACTAGCTACAAACTCTATTTCCGCTTCTGATGGGCAAAAATCTCTAACATTTACTACATTTTTAAGAACACATGTGTCTTCTCCAAAGTCGTTAGTGACTGTCAAAGACACATCATTGAACCCAGAGTTTTCATATGTGTAAATAAGCTTGTCTTGATCTAGGTTCAGATAAACAGTAAGACCTCCGAGCTTATCTCCTCCTTCTCCTATTAACAACCTGTATTGTGGATTAACTATTGTAGAAGAATATGTTATACTAAAAGATTCTTCGTTTCCCACATCATTATGTGTAGCCCAATCATCGGTAGATTTTTGTAGAATATAATTTTTTTGTAAGAAATTTTCTGTCAACTTCACATCAACAGTTGTTAAAACCTCACCTGTTCCAAGTGTTTTAAAACTAAGAGATTTTTTATACGCAAAATAATCCGCAGAGCCATAGTTGAAATTCCACTTATGTTCCGTAAATCTACTTGAACCATCGGTGCCAAGTCTGAAACTTAGATCGGTAAATGTTACCACGCTTGGCTTTAATCCTATTTTTTTGTCTACACTAAACCAAGCTTTTGGAGCCAAAGCCAAATATCTTATGTAATTGGTTCTTTGTTCGATTGTGCCTTCCAAGGGTTTAACTGATCTCTCTCCCCGAACTCCAGCGAATTTTTCTATATTTAAAACAGCATCTTTAAGAGAATTATGATGCTCAGCCATTACGTTTTGAGTAATATTTGTTATATCTTTGTATTTTTTAACATCTTCAAATCCGGGAAGAATTTTAAGTCCGCTAAAATATGCTGTTGTTGAAGATGTTGTTGTTTTTGTTGTGTAATAAAAAGATATAGCTCTTTGTTTTATTTCTTCGCACTGATCGGTAAGTGTTATTATTCCACCACCTCTAGATTGATCAGGAAATCTTTCTATTGCTTCTGTTGTTCCATATACATATATTTCCTTGGATCCTGGGATATAATCTTCAGCCAAATGTAATCTCAGATAATCATGAACCTCGTAAAGGTTTTTATTTGTATCAAAATTTTCTGGATATTTACTGAGACTCATTTTTTTCCTAATCTATCGTTATTTCTTCTTTTAAAAATGCTTTTTTAATTGTTTGGTTGTTAAATAAAACAAACACAGAAGGATTGTAAACAGAAGATGGATGATTTATTTTATACATAAAATTTATAGTATGTATGTTTGGATCTGTCTCCGTGTATGTTCTGACTATATCTGGATGCCATTCATTTTTAGAGTCATAACTTCCTATTATTGGTCCAAGCTTACCACCTGATATTCCCGATAAATCAATTCCATTTACGCTAATGTTTAAGCCATCACTAGGGATATCAGATACGCTTGCCAGTACAGTTTTTGTTTTTCCATCTTCATCATAATATACAAACACTACGCCTTGTTTGAAATTTAAAATTTTTCTCATATCATCTTTGAATTTGAGTGCGTTTCCATTTACATCACATGAATAAAACTTTTTAATAACACAACCATCTCCATTAAAATTCCAATATCTTTCTTTTACATCGCCATCTGTTTGATCAACAAATTCAAAAACAGTTGGTTTTTCACCAACTGGGCTTTCTTTTTCATCAAGAGAAAAAGAAAAACCACTTGTCATATTGGGGGTTGTTGTTAAAACATCAAATCCATCTGGAGAATTTTTAACATAAAAAAATGGAGATCTTAATGTATCATCTACTATTATATAATTGTTTTTTGTTACTATTCCTTGTCCTCCCAACACACTTACAACCACCAATTCAACAGAATACGATCCTTCTTTTGTATATGTGTGCACAGGATTTTTTTCAGTAGATGTTGTTCCATCTCCAAAATCCCAAAAACATCTAATTAAAGGTCCATTTAATTTGTTGGGAGCCATACCAAGGCTAAAATTCTGAAAAGAAACAGTTAGTGGAGCACCACCAGAAACAGGATATGCTCTAAATAATGGCTTTGGTGTAAGAAATCTATTTTCTTGAGTTTTTAATATACCATTTAAAGAGATATCATCAGGACTTGATTTTAAGCCCAAATTAATTTCTGTTTTAATAATAGCATCCTTCACAGCATTGTGATGCTCTGCACTCACTGAATTTGTCACATTGCTACCTAAATTCCATTGATTCTGCCTAGATCCTGCAAAACCACGAACCAAGTTATTAAAAGTGTTTCCTGTCCTATTTGCATAATAAATCAATTCACCAGAATTAATTTTTTTATTTGTAATTCTTATTAATCCCTGAGGAGGAAAACCAGAAGCATCTTCAACTATGATTTTTTTGGCAGAATAGCCAACACTTTGTTTTAAGACAGTTGTTGCGTTGTTTCTAACTTCATACAAACTATCTTTATCATCAACAGCTTCAGGATATAGAGAAAGATCTCCTGTTATATATCCTGAGTTTAAACTATCAATTCTTGCCATTTGATGCACCTAATTTTTTAGTATATTCATTTTGTAAATTAATCATATTAGCCTGCAAAGCATTAAGTTTATTTAAAACTTGTTGCTTTATTGGTATGTCATCCGGTAGAGACAAAACAGTTTCGACTAACTCTATATCTATATTATTTTCAAGTAAAATTTTAAGATTCATTTTCTCTAAAAGTTTTGTTCCCCAATATTCTTTTTGGGCATCAATGTCGTCAAAATTTTTAATAGGTTCTATTTTTTCAATATTATTGTATGTTTGTAAAAAGAATTCACACTCTTCTTCTATAAATCTTTGCTTTTCTTGAAGATCAAGTATTGTATTTTTAACTCCTTCCATCGCTCTGTTTAATTGTCTTTGTTTTACAACTAATTCCTTAGCTGTAATTTCATCTATTTCTTGATCTTTTAATTTATTTAATTTAATTATATTAATTTCATGAAGCTCTAGCTTGTCTTTTTCTTCTTCAATTTGTAATAATAAATTTTTTAAATTGTCTTTCCTTAGCTTCAGCTCTCTTAAACACTGCCACATCTTAGCTTGATTTGTTGGCTCTTTTCCAATTAGGAAATATTTTAGCTGAAAATAACTGTGTCTTGAAACAACATCGTTTTTCAATAAATCATCCATTTTTTTAATTAATTCGGTGGACATTCTTCACTCTCTTTAAAAGGTTTTTGCTTCTCTAATATAGTAAAATATATTAGGATCAATAACCTATTGAGTAAATGGAGCCGGTGCTGGTGTTAGTTATTACAAATTTACCATTACCATACGCGACAGATGACCATGTAGCTGAAAAAGGGAGATTGATTTCAATCCAATTTACGCCATCGCTAGACATGGCAGCTATAGAAGAAGGTCCGCCAACGGCTATCCATTTTCCATTTCCATAAGCTATACTCGTCCAGTTTAAAGTGGCTGGCATCCTGATAGTAGTCCAGTTAACTCCGTTTGATGTGGTGGCTGCATAAAGCCCATTCGCCACAGCAACAAACTTTCCGTTTCCATGTGCAATGCCGTTCCATAAAGCTCTAAATGGAAGTGTTGTTGCCGTCCAGTTAATTTGATTTGTTGATATTAACCCCTTATCGGTGATCGTGGGTGAGTTCGCTAAATTTCCAAATATTCCCCGACCAACAGCAACGGACAAATAGGAACCATCAGCAAATCCATTGGCAAGTCCTCTGACTTCACATAAATCTGTGCGAGCGGTAGCGCCGTTAAAACCATCAACATACACAAGCCCACTCACCGCCCCTTTTAACCAATTGGCTCCATCTACAGAATGAAACACAACAACATTTTTTGCGGTTCTTTGCCCTATGGTTGAAATAAATCCGAAAAATCTACCGTTAGCGAATGATAACTCTTGAGTGCCTATCACACTGTTAACATTAGTGGGCGTACCGACCCAATAGGTTCCATTTGTTACTGACGTTACAGCCATAGTAGGCTGAGCAGACCAATTAATGCCATCTGGACTGGTAAGTGGCAGGACTGAGCCAACAACACGCTTCCAAGCTACCCAATTGCCGCCACCAAATGCAGGTGTGTTAGAACTGGAATTTGTACTCCCAGTTGACTCTAACGCTGCACTTCTTGCCCAAGTGATTCCATCGGAAGACATCTTCCCGGCAAGACCAGAAAACTTATTGTTCCAAAAATTAATTTTAACAGCAGCACTTCCACCATTGTTCCAAGAAGGAGCCGCAGTAGCCGTTGGTGTTGGTGTTCTTGTTGGTGTTGCTGTGGCTGTGGGAGTATTAGTAGGTGTAGATGTTGGAGTTGCTGAAGCTGTAGGAGTTGGAGTCTTTGTTGGTGTTGGAGTTGCCGTTGATGTTGGAGTTGCTGTTGGAGTCTTTGTTGGTGTTGGTGTAGCTGTTGGGCAAGAAGGGATATTGTTGCTTCCACAACAATTGTCATATGCAAAAGTATAGTCTCCTTCTGCACCATATGGAACAGTTCCTATTGTGCAGCCACATATTAACTTTCCATCACGTTTAAGATAACTTCTTATATTAAAAGCACCTGAATTTCCGTTAAAGTTTTGCTGAACTATTCTGACGTTTATAGTATTAATTCCGCTTTTTATTGAGTTTGGGCTAAATCTTTTAATACTTATAGGCAAACCAGGACTAGTGCCGTAGCAACTAGGTATAGATGACTCGCTTGCTTCTAACGTAGCATCTTGGTCTGATATTAAGAAATATCCGTTTCTTTCGTCTTTACTGAAGTCAAGAACATCCGCTATTATAGTACCATTTAAAGTTACTCTTATGTTGTCATCTCTTGAAGCATTTGCATTACAAACTTCTATAACAACGACTCTATCCGGGCAGTAAGGCTTAGTAGATGTAGGTGTGTTTGTTGGTGTTGCCGTTGGTGTTGGAGTCCTTGTTGGTGTCGGAGTTCTTGTTGGTGTTGCTGTGGGAGTTGGAGTCCTTGTTGGTGTTGCTGTGGGAGTTGTTGTGGGTGTTGGGCTCGCGGTAGCGGTGGGGAATATAAACCCTGTTGGTGTTAAGGTAGGCGTAGGGGTTGTAGTAGGTGTTGGGGTTGGCGTAGCTGTAGGATCTACGGATAATCCTAAATCATAATTAATTGATTTACTTATAAACAAATATGTTTTATCTGTTTGAATAATAGAATTAAAAGAAGAATTAGTTGGACTCCACAACAGTAAAGATAACCCTGAGATAGACTCTGAGTATACTGCTGATATATTATTTTTAACACTTTGATTTAAACTATTTAAATTAAAATTAATACTGTTTCTATAAGTAATAAACTGATATATTTTTGAAATATATCCATTTTGATTTGGGGTATATGTGTCTATGGCAATAGAGTAAGAAGAAAAACCTGCGCTATTACTTGAAATATAATAAGTTTTTCCACTTTGAAGAGTATTAAAGCTGGATGCTCTACCAGGACGCCAATATAAAAGAGAATTGCCACTTGGTGAGTCCGTTTGTATCGAAGATATCTTGTTTTTGATCTCTGTAGACAAAGAATCTAAGGAAAAATTTTCAATTCCGGAATATGAAAAAAATTGATTTATTTTTGTTACAACCAACATCTAGACTCCTTTGGACTATGCGGGAGAAATTACTACATCACCATCTGAAAAAGTTCCTGTATACCTGGCATGATCATAAATTAAATCAAAATGGCTTCCAATATAAGAATTGGGAGCGGAAAGTACAGCAATATTTTCTGAACCTAAATAAATATTCATTGCGAAACCGATTCCAGTATCGCCAGTATAATTAAATATTAAAACACATGAATTCGTAGAACTCGTAAGATTTAAGCCAACTAACTCTCCAAAATAATAAATGTTTGAAGGATTTGTAGGATCAACCATCTCATGTGTTAACAAATTTTTATTATAAGAAGAAGTTGATGACGAACTAACTATATTGAATGTGTCAACTAACATACCACTGTATGTGACGCCATCTTTTATTACAACAAAAGGACCTCCGCCATAATCTGATAAATAAGTAACAGCAGCAGTTAGATTATTATCAAAAAGCAAGTTTGTGGATGAACCTTGACCACCTTTTCCCGAATCATACACAAACCCAAACACAAGTTTGTCGCATGATGGAACCGCTCCTCCTAAGCCCGTATTGGAGCAAGCCAAGGACATGTGCTCACCTATTCCTGCGTCATATTTACAAGTTAGATCTTTTGGTGGATTGCTTACATCGCAACTTCCATACACATATTTATAAGAAACAGCAATTCCGGGTGTAGCTGTAGGTGTGGCAGTTGGAGATGCACCAGGAGTTGAAGTAGGTGTGGCAGTTGGAGATGCACCAGGAGTTGAAGTAGGTGTGGCAGTTGGAGATGCACCAGGAGTGGCGGAAGGCGTTCTTGTTGGTGTAGAAGTTGGAGAAGAAGTGGGCGTAGCAGCAGGTGTTCTTGTTGGTCTTGGTGTTCTTGTTGGTCTTGGTGTTGATGTTGGAGGATATGTAAAACCTGGAGGGGTCGCCGTAGGTGCTGGTTTTAACCCTGTTGCTATATCAAAATCTACAACTATTGTGTTCATAGAACTTATAGAAGTCGGTAAACTCCCTCCACCGTCCTGACTGGGAAGAACTAAACTGAAGCCATCATAATTGTCATTTTCTATAAAATTAATCCTCCCCCAAGAAACTACTGTGACCAAATTATCTACATCTGATATAATTGGATAATAAGAAGGCGTTTCATACTCATCTAATTTAAATATTCTATATCCATTTACATATACTCTTAAAGTTCCTGATTTAAAATTATGCCCAGTAAGTCCCCCGGTTATACCTGATTTATCTTCTGTTAAGATTAATTTATCTTCTATGAGATTTACTTGATAAAAATGTTGATGATAGTCTGCCGCTCCTGGCACTATTAAATTTGCCCTAACTATATTGTTATTTAATTCCCATGTAACACCCTCAGAGTTTTTAAATATTAGATTGCCATCATTCACTGAACCTAAACTAATATCATTTTTATTCTTAAATTCTACTGTAATTGCAGAAGCAAGCTTTATTCTTTCTGCATCAGTCATCCTCACATAACCGTCAGAATCTACGTGTTCAGATATTCGATGCACAGACAAATCAACTGCATCTGCTTTTAATGTACCGTCTAAATTTATAGACACAGCCAGTCTGGCTAACAAATCTCCTAAATCTACACTTGTATTTTGTAATATTATCGATAAATTATTTACTTGCTGTGATATTATCTCGTCTCTTTTTGCCAAAGACCGCAGAGGCTTATTATCATACTCCCAGTGATAAGGATCTCCTGGTTGATAAAGAGGGGGGTCTTGATTGCTTAAATTTAAAGATTTAAAAGATTTATCATCATTGTTTTGCATAGAGATATATACCTTATAAGTATCAAAAATGGAGGCAGAAAACTATAGAAAATTAATTCTCCAATTCCATGTTATTTGCATGTTCTCAGTTTTTGTTAAATTTGGAAATGTAACCATACTATAAAGATTGCCATTATTCATCTCTAAAGCCATTTCATTTATAACAGATCCATTGATTTCTGAATACTTTATTACAGACGTAAAAACAACCTGAGACGTTATTGAAGGGTCTATATTAGCTATTATCGGCTTGGATATCACTTTTTGTCCAAAAAGTGAACTTCTATCACCATCTACTATTTTTGGAGAAGAATTTAAAGCTCCACCATCTCCAAATATCATTTTTGAGATATAAAAAGAGTACATATCACCGATCTCATTAGCCAAACTCATGGCTAACGCTTCTTTTCCTTTTTTTAATATTGCATTTTGCATTGTATAGAAAACTTTGTTTTTGTTTAAATCTTCTATACAAACGTCAACAAAACCCTGTACTCTCTGATTTTCGTCTTTCATATTTCTCCCTTTTCTTTACTTCCATCCAAAGTTGTTATTTCGAAGCTAACGCCTTCTTTTTGAGACATATAGTTCGTGAAGCCCGAGCTATCTTTTACTGTTCTGTTAATAATCTCTTTTCCGCTTCTATTTATTGAGAATTGTTCTTGCGGTAAGCCTAGGTAATCCTCATTTATCACGGCATTATTTTTTGTATATTTGTAAATTTCCACTTGTATTTCAATGCCTTCGGTGCCAAAATTCTCAAAAAGACCAGACAGCCAAATTGTTGAGCCATCTATCTCTGATATAAAGTAGTAATTATCATAAGAATTCAAAGTTATATATGGATCATCATATGTTTCTCTGATTGAAATCGAAAAGTCTTCTTTGAAGCTATCCGATTCTTTTTTGGTAATAGAAGTGCTGTTTTTCCCGTTGACTATGCCTAAATCTTGCTCAAGATTTGTCGTGCAAATAGCCTGCAGACCAATATATGAAAGATATCCCTCGGAAGAAGGTAGTAAAATTTGTCTATACTCTAAATTGGTAGAGCCCAAATTGCCACCATCATATGTATCAATATACAAAACATCATCAGCAGTGGAATATCCTATTACTTTACACAAATAAGCTTTTCCGGATACAGTAAAGAACACATAGTTATTATTGTTCTTTAAAATTGACATTTTTTCTGTATTATTAAATTTAACTTTTGATCTATTTGAGTGAGATATATTGCAATTACTTGTTTTTTCCTCGCCCTTTAGAGATATGGCATCCAAATTACCATCTAATATTGAATATGCTTTATTTGTTATATTTGAATTTAATAAATTGCTATTATTGACTAATAATAATTTATTATTTGGCAAAATTTCTTTTATATCAAAATTATGATATGATCCGCCTATATCAATTTTTACTTTAAAATTATTGTCATTTGGCAATGTTGTTATATTTAAATCTTTAAAATAAACAGTAGAATCAGATAGTTCTATTATATCATCTTTTGTTACAAACTCTGTGTCGTAACTAAATAGTTTATTGTATAACTTGAAATTAAATGGTGCTGTGCTAAGAGGCTCTAATATCCCATCAACAGTCAAAAATTTCCCAACTTTGCTTAGTAGGTATTCACCAAAGTTCAACCCAGAAGTCACTGCCAGATAACAATTTTCAGATATTGGCATGTCCGCCAAATTTAAATCAGAGCTAAACAATGCTATTTTTTCATTTTTAAATGTTAATCTACCAGAAAATTTCAGCTCTTTTGATGTCATATCGCTTCTTATTTTTAATTGTCCTCCTGGAGCTGGTGTTGCTGAGGGATTATCTCTATTTGATTTGTCTATTTGATTTAATAATTTATTTCTATAAAACCACAGCTGAGTGGCACCAGCTATAACAGACTCTTGATTTGTGTTTTCAATCAGTATGTCATAATCTTCTATTGGCGGAGCAACAAATTCATTTTGACCACCATATAAATTTATTGTTTTTAGTATCGAGTGAAAAGGAGTGTTCTCTGAAATAATTTCTCTAACTTCAGAAATCCTATCATCAGATAGATTCTCTATCTCTAAATCTATATCAAACTTTCCACTTCTACAATATGAGCAAGAATCCAGAAAATCTTTATCTATATCACATGGATCTAAAGAGTCTCTTGTAGAATTGTGAGAAACTATGCCATTGGAAATATAGGAAGATGTATCCTCTACATTCAAGGGGTCAAAAACATACTCATAAGTACTGGGGGAAATATCTTTAATTTTTTCAAAAAACCAATCATTATCAACATAATCTCCAATAAATTTTGCTTCCAAACCGTTTATTTTAAATTGTTGAATTTTTTGATGTATTTCAGAAACTATATTGTCCGGAATTGTTTTTTGATAACCCTGTTTCAGCCTTGTTATTAAAGTGATTACTCTTTTTTCTTCTCTTGTTCTGTCTGCTACTCTTGCTTTTGACACCCTTTTCCTAAAAGGAAAAATGTTTTTTATTATCTTATCTCCAAAAGGAATTATAGTACGGTCGGCTTCTAAAATTGAATTTTTCTCCAACTCAATAGCATCAACTAAAGATTTATTTTTAGCGGATGAATTAAATCCTATTTTATTGACAAATAAATTTCTACTATTCTTTCCTACAATTCTAACTCTAAAATATTTTCTTCTTCTACCCTTCCAAGAAACCCTATAGCTAGTAACAGAAGAAATAATTCCAATTATTAGTAGTAAGTTTTGAATTTCTTGTGCTAAATTCTTCCATTTTGTCGTCAACAAAGGTTGTCTTTTTTGTATGCCTCCATCCGTGTCAAAAATACCCTTTAGAAAAGAGCAAATTTGTTCTTCACCGCTTTGCCATATCAAAGCGGGTAATGATCTTCTCCATCTTCCTTTTGTTTCATATTTTGGTATAATTTGATCCAAAATAGGAACCTCAACACTAGAACTACAGATTCTATGTAGATCTTCGTTACATTTAAAATTCGTGTGTTTTTGATGTTTAATCTTATCGATACAAAATATATGAAATTTTGCATTATTATTTTCTAAAATTTTAGAAATTAATTCTTTTATTTCTGGTTCTTTTTCAGAAATTAGCCATCTGAAAGATCTGGCATTATTATTTTTTTGATACAAATTTCCATCTCCGTAGAGATGCCCAGCTAAATACCACAAATCTTTATCTAAACCTTTGTTTTTTGGAATAGAATTACAATTTCCCTTTTTACATAAAACATAATCCCCCACACCTAGTTGAGAAGACTCTTTCCAATTAAGTCCGCTTTCACTTAAAACTTTAAACTTATGATTAGGTGTTACAGAGATGCTTCTTCCCAAATTAGTGGTAATTTTGAATGTTTCTTTTTTGCCTTGATTTTTTAGTTCTTCGAATAATTTAAATCCAAATTCTGTCATAATAAACTTATCATCTTTTATATCTTTTATTTTTTTAATTCCATTTTCAGTCACAACCAGAGTCGAGCCAACACAACAGCCATTGTACTCATCCATATTATAAACATTTTCACTATATGGGAATTCTGTTCTTATTTTACCAAAAACTACATTTTTAATAAAAGGATGTCTTTTTGTAAGTATAGAGCTGACCATTGGATCATTCTCGGACAGTAGTCTCACATTCCAGTTTTTCAAAGGTATAGTTAAAACACTTTGCCCATCAACAATGGTTTTCTCTTCTCTTTCATCCACAAACTGAAGATTTTTTATATAATCATCAACCGATATTTCTGCCTCACCAGAGGGTATTTTAAAATAATATGAGAATCTAATAGTGTCACCAGGACACAAAAATGAAGGTCCCCCAACTTTACATTTATTGAAATCAACATCGGACACTTGAACAAAAGATTCACCATATTCATTTTCAAAAACTTTAACTTTAGATATATCAACATTTATTGCTTCTGTGCTATTATTCTTTGTTAAGTATATTTCAAAATGATCTGTTATTAACGAAGCTGGTTTTTTAGATAGCTTAAAAGTATCTGTGTCTGAAACAAAGAATGACTCTTGTATAAAAAACGGAGAAGTTATTTGCCAAAAATTCTGCAAGCCTATCAGTCTCATTCCAGCCTGAGAAAAGCTATCCTTTAATGACCCAAGAGTTCCTTTTCTTTTATAAAGAGGAACTGCTTCCTTGATTTGTCTTCTCCACAATGTAGGATCCTGACTCTTTAGTTTTACATCCAATGTATTGCTTAGGTAAGTCATCATATACTCACCTACAGCGTTAGAATCTAACAAGTCTACAATCTGATTCCCAATGTCCTCTAGAGCGGTGAAGCCCTGAGCTATAGAGTCATTGAACTTTTTAAGAACATCGGGAGATCTATCTGTATCGGTGAGTATCACCTTATACATTTCTGGCAAGTATCTGTCTAATAGAGTTTCATATTTATCAGGGGCTGTGTGGTGAGCAGGAGATGTTGTAGAAACAGCGTTTGAAGAACTAAGATTAAATTTAATATTATCTGAAAAAAGATCTTGTCCTATTCTTGGAGCCCAACTCCAACATACAAAATAGTCTCCTTCTCTCATCCCAACGGGATTCCAAGTAAATTCAAAGTGCCCGATAGAATCAGTTTTTGTTATTAAGCTCTCATTTATATCTTCCGAAAACCACGCCGGATTTGTGCCAGTTCCTATATTTTTAACTTGTATTACGCTTTTATAATAAAAAGTATCAGAATACACAGGATCAATTGAAGATGTATCGCTAAACTTCAGAGAAGCTCCTGCCAAAGTTTTAGAGGCAGGGTAAGAAAGCATTATTGATGTTTTGCTTAAAACATACGAAATAGTTGTTCCTGCCTTTATCCCATCGCCTTCAACAAGCATCCCAACTTTTAAATTTGTATTATATGCTAAGTTGTCTACTATTCTCGTCTCAGAGTTCAAATTCCCCGTTATTACCAATGAAGGATTTTTGTTTATTTCAAAATTATATTCTTTTTGTTCTGTGTCTCCAAAATCTCTTTCTACAAAGTAGATCTTTACGCTTTCAACTTTGTATGGATCTATTAAATTATTATTTTCGTCTGTTGTTTTTAAATTAAACAGAACATTATCTGCAACAGATGGATTTTGATCTATTGTTAAAGTTTTCATTGTTGTATTTGTTCATATTGGAAGTTTAGAGTGATAGTTCCTGGTCTAATTATTTCATTGAACTTAGGAACAATAATTGAAGCAGCAGCTTCCATATCATTTGTAAAAGAAACTTCGTAGTGATCCGGCTCCTTTATGTCAGATAGTTTTTTGATAACATCTACATCTCGTATTGTTTTGCCATAATCCCAATTACTTAATAAGAATAGATCTGATAATCTTCTTGTGATTTTTTCTCTTATTTCATCCTCAAATTTTCTATAGAGCCTGTCTATGAAAATATCCACAGAAACATCAACCGATATTATTGATCCATCTCTTATACAAATAAAATCTGTTATCATTTTATTTGCTTCTATATATGTTTTAAGTTCGCTCTTGAGCTGATCATTTGCTTTTTCTAAAGTTTGTTCATTTTGTTTCGCCAAAATATAAAGATCTACTATATTTGCTGAACAGCCATAATTTCTCAAAGAGGCAACAGATTTTCCAATTTGTCCCTGATAAGGACTAACAAACTGCTCAGATAATGTTTTATAATCAAGACCGGTAACAGCTCTGTTTTGTGTTCTCAGATATTGAGGGAGCTTTCTTCTTATGTCATCTATGGTATCCCCATTATAACCATGTTGTCCCTTTGTATAATTGTTAAAAGTAACAGGAACGCTAATTTCATAATTTGGAGGATTAATTAAAGTTTGAGTTGTAACGCTTCCGGCAACTATATTACCGATCGAACCACCACCTGAACGATATGTTACAACTATTTGAGACCCTTGTGATGGCAAAAGCCCAGCTCTATTATTTCCAAATATAATATAAGCAGTATATGTTGAATCAAATTCTACTCTGTATTCTCTTCTTGGTTGAGAGTCTGTAAAGTAGTCTACTCTTTCCCATCTAACTCCATCCACAGACACTCTTATAGAATCATATATAACTGGAAGATAACTTAATTTAACAGTTTGTCCAACTTGTCCTGTGCCATCAACAGTGTCGTTTCTTGTTGCTCCTTCAAGACCGATGATACTGGCGTTTACGAAATTACCAGATGGTATTATTATATCATCATCAAAAATAGGATTATTATCGGCATCTGATGGGAATAGCTCTATTCTTATTAAAGTATCTCCACTAACCGTCTCTACATCAAAAGGTGTTGGTATAACAAGATCAAAATCTAAAGTATTATTTATAGTTGCTGTCCATAAAGAAGTCGCACTTATTGGAGGTTGAGGCTGAAACCCAACAAGTTTAGATAATCTAAATGCGTTTTCTAATTCTGTCACTGTATCTATAAATATTTCATTGGCAATTTGATCAATTTTAAAACTTAGAGTATCTGCTATAAAAGCCCAGTTTTCTATCAACATGACTGCAACTGAAGATTCAACAAAATCATTAAACTCTGTTGAATATTTTTGTCTTATAAACTCAACTAACCTGGTCTTCATTGACCAGAAGTCTTGATTTGTATAATTTAAATTAAAAATATTTGGTTTTTTAATGTTTTGCGATTGTGCATACGGCGTTATATCAAATGGACAGTTGCTCATAATGTTAATATAGTTTTTATTTTTTAAGTTAATGGAATCTGTAATCTTAATTCTTGAACCTCAGATATTTTCTCTGGATCTACGAATTTTATATTAATATATAAAATATTATCTACATCTTCTCTTGGATCCATTGGGTTCAAGCTGCTACCTGGAATTTCTCTGGAAACTTCTATCTGACTAACTGCTATTCTGGGCTCCCACTTAGATATAGACTCAGATATCATATTTTTTGCAGTTGCCTCTAACACAGCATCATTTTGTTCAAATATTAACCTTTTTAGAGGTGTTCCAAAATCTGCAAGAAAAACACGTTCTCCTGGATTTGTTAGCAATAAAGACAGTAAATCTGATTTTATTTGAGATATTCCACTTTGTGTTTTAAAGAAACCAAGTGGATTTTTCACTACAGGATATGGTAAGCCGAGAAAATTAGCCATACACTATATAAGCTTATTATTTTTTATTTAAATCCCAGAAGCCTGATTTTCTGATGCTTCGCCTGAAGTAATAGCTTGTTTTGCCCTTAGTGTACCTTCATCTGCAGCTTTATCTGCAGGAGTTCCAGCAGTAGATGTGCAGCAAGGATCGGTTGGACACTGAACTAGTGGCGACATACTGAATATACTTGCTGCCGGAGCAGTGCAGCTTGCACTTGCATACACCCTATCACTTAATCTTAAGCATCCACCTACATACACAACAACCGGTCCCAAACATGGAATACAACCATCATCGTTATTTTTTGGCTGGCAATCTTTACCAGCAAGCAATAAAATATTCTCATTTGCTACAAAAACATGTGATTTTTTAGTAACATTCACATAATAATCTTCGGTAGAAACAACTTTTAATCTACTTATTATTTCCACACAATCAGATGGATTTTTTTCTGGGTCTCCAATTATTGAAACTTTGTCTTTACATGTGGAGACAACATAACGACCCCCAGAACGCAAAAATATATAAGAGTTTTCAGAGTTAGTGCTTTCCTGCATTCTTATTATATGAGGTCCACAACTGCCTGTTTTTGTTTTCTGAGGAGCAAGCAACTGAATGTATTGTTGCTGTGTTTCTTCTTGAGAAGAGGAATCATTCATCATTATTTCCAAACCATATCCTGTTCTCATTTTAATATAAGCTTTTTTAGCCTTAGCTTTTGGACTAGCCCCTTCTTTCCGAGTCTCAGAGCATTGTTCATTTGCCTCATCACACATGTCTAGTGTATGATTAGATGTACTTTGTATATGTATTCCTCTTCTTGATCCTGCTGTACAAGGGGCGATTGTGTGATCGTTTAATTCTACTTTATTGCCGGTAGCAGTTTTCAACATTATATAATTATTCTCACTTCTAGCTGGTGTGTCCCCGCTAGTTTCCAGATCACTAATTTCTATCGAATGACCTGTTGCGCTTTTAAGATACATTCTTCCTGCAAAAGTATTATTACAACCAAAATCAAAAGCTTTTGTAGATCTAGACCAACCCATATCGCCCGATGGTTCTTCTACACTATCATCCATAACAAAAGTGTGCCCAGATATACTCATGAACTGTATTCCAGTTTGTGGTAAATCACACTTATTGTTTTGTGGTGTGCTTGGACCCTTATAAGGTCTACACTCATTCTCATGTTTGAAATAAGGATTATCACCAACCTGACTATCAGAATATTTAGAATTTGGGCTGCCTGTGCTTGGATGTCCTCCTATTATTTTTTTGTTGCTAGTTTTACCATCACAATCCATTTTTTCTTTTGCAATATAGCTTTGTGCGCTTGTGTTGGTGGTGTTTGCATCATTAACCCTGCCTGCAACTGTTCCAAAAATAGCTTCTGTGTCAATGCCCTCGCCAGTTAGTAATTGATACCTACTTATTAGTCCATATTGTTTGGTTGTATCGTCTTCTGGACTTCCTTCATCTTGACCTTGAACACAACTCACATCCCCAGGCTTGGCTCCGCAACTTGTGTGTGCCCATTGACCACTATAGTGCAGGTGATCATCTTTAAACATCATCCAGTTACCACAACTAGACATCAATTCCATTCTTTTCCATTTTCTATTACACTTGGCATCTCCATCCACCATTTTAAGCATGTGTTTTTCTGGTGTTTTAAAGCCGTATATATTTGGATATGTTATTCTTTTTTGAGCTTCTGGATCACTAGAAAAGTCCACAATAGAATTAAGATCAAATCCATTGTAGCTTTCCGTGTTCCAAGGAGGGAGAACTTGACTCTCATCGTTAGCTCCAACTAAATAACCTTTTCTTTTTCCTTCATATATTTCTTTATATTCACTTTTTGGTCCACCCATTGAACTGTATAGCCAATTATGTTTTCCTTCTGGTCCTCTGTTTCTATGCCAAACAGTCCCTAAGTAATAAGGAGAATTTCTATCTCCGTTTTCAAACATAATAGCAACAGTGCTACCCGCCGGAGGAACCCAATTTAATCCACAATCGTCAAAGCCACCCATGCTTGATATTGGATATGCCCAAGGAAATTCTTTCAATGGTCTGTATGGATTGTGAATAAAAGGACAAAAAAATCTTATTCTATTCATTTTCCATATATCAATTGTGTCAATACAAAAAGCAAGATAAACTCCATTTAAAGTTTCTTCTTGCACAAGAACTTTAACACCGTCATTTAAAGTGCTTTGAACCACCGCTGCTGTGTTGTATAAAAAGTTTGAAAATCTACCCTCTATAGCCCTCAGCTGAGTTTCATAATCTTTGTAAATGCTCATTTTTTTTAAATTCCTTATTTTTGTTCCGGAGCCGTCTTAATATCCAGTGTTGGTCCGCCGCTATCCTTGCCACCAATTGGATCATCAATATCCAGTTGTACGTTCGGCACCGGCAGATAAACTTTATAGGTGGTTTTATAAGAGCCTGCGCTTATTTGGTGATCAACACCTTTAATCTCCCAAAATCTATTGCTGAATGTCGCATTACAAATAGGTTCTGCCAACCACTCAGGACAACCTGAGTTTTTTGGTCTGAGATGATATGGGTTTATTACTATTATTGACATAACATCTCCTCCGTTTAATTGATCTGGGAAAACAATTCTTGGATCTCCCAAAACAGTTAATTCTGCCTCTATAGCATTACGTCCTTCTAAGGGTCCTAATGCTATTTCATTGGCAGCATCTGCACGTTCAGATTTTGCTGCAGCCTCATCAGGCGCAAAATAATTTGTAGTACCAGCAGCTGTTACACCTGAGGCAGCACCCACTTTATCATTTTTGTTTGGCTTTCCGCAAATTAAACCTTCCTTTTTCTTTCCAGCTCCGCTTGCAGGCGATGATGATCCGCCTGTTCCGCTCGACCCCGATAAATTCCAATCTATTTCTGGAGCAAATTCTATAACATTACTATTTTTTCCACCATTAACAATATAGGTCCCAATAGATTGTGGGCAACGGTTGGTTTCGGCACATTTATCTGGGGCTGGGTTCTCCCTCAGCACAACCTTACCAGTTCTTTCATATTCTATTATTATCCCTTTATCATTCGAAGTTCTTAATGGATTTATCCACCTTCTTAGTGTTGCGAGTTTATTTTGCTGCATTGATAACCAAACACTTTTTGGACCAAGCTTTCCGCCTTCAGAATTTTTGAAATCAAATTCTTTTGTCGGATCGTCTGCCGATGCAAACTCTACATCTAGCATAGGAGGAGGAAGTCTTTCTTTCATAAATTGTTTAATGGCTTGCTTCAATGGAACTTTAGCATCATCTCGCCCAATGCTAGCTTCTACTCTTGCTTCTGCCACTCTATTCAATTTATCCTGAGACTCCAAAGTGTATCTTGTTGTTCCTTGACCGTATGAAACTTTCATTGATCTTGGTATTAAATTAATAAAACTTCCAGTTTCTGTATAAACAGAAATTTTCTTAATACCACTGGAGCTTTTTGTGTTACACTTTGGCTCAATTATCCACCCAAAATCCAACTCAAAAGCTTCTAATTCTTTATCTACGTTTCCAAGACCTTTATTTAAAGCTTCAAAAGATTTTGAAAAAGTTCCACCTTCTTCATCTACTATTTCTATTACAGCACCATTTCCTGAAGATGCACCATATTGTAAAGATGTGATGCAAGCGGTATTGTATGGAGGTCTTGATTTGTTTCCTACGCTAACAATCATTCCTTGTATTTTAAGCTTTAATTCTACGAAAGTTGCAAAAGAATAACCTTCATTTGGTAATTCTTCGTTTAAACCGCACGAGTATGCTGTTTTACAAGTGGCTAAAAAATCAGCCATATTTTAACCCCTATAATAGATTAGAATCAGGTATCCTCAAATTAACGCCAGTTTTAAAATCAAATATGTCTTTTATGCCATTGACTTCCATGATCTTCCACCAGAAGTCGGGCGATCCATAAACCATCTGTGAAATTAAATCTGGTCTGTACTCATATCCAGGAGATATGACCATAAATTTATCATTCTTACTTGTAACAAAATTTTTCTTCTTATATATGTTGAAGGTTAAAAGTTTATTCTCTGTGTAATAAACAACAGTCGATTCGGAGTATCTACTTCCAAAACTTACAAATTTACTAGGTTTGATTTTTGTTGCTTCATAATAATTAGACATTAGAAATATTCTCCCCCCATTATCTTCTCCTGCCCAGGCAAATTTTCACTACTATAAACTACTTCCCACTGCATATCTACGCTAAATTTATACGGAATTTTAGTTGATTCGTCCCAAGCAACATCAGTAGGATACTTCACAGAATATGATCTTAAAATTACACATGTATCACCATTTTCTCTTAATAATTTTCCACAACGAATAGAACAGACAGGAGGAGGTGCATAGGGAGCGGCAGATCCCCCACTTCTTGGATAAACGGCACTCTGTATTAGTCTTAAATAAAATAAATTAGTCTCAGCTGTTTGAGAGCGAATGCTTTTATCAGGTGATAAAGAATCAATGAGGGCACGATCATTCGTGTTTTCTTGTGTTATCATAAAATAAGCAGTCCAACTTATCGTCCTAATGCCAGAGTTCGAAAATGTTTTTATTGGAGTGCTTCTACCTATTACCGGAGTGTCCGAATATTCAGCACTTTTACCGTCAGATATATCCGGTAATATATACATAGGTATCTTATAGCCAGATATATTTATATGACAATCCTCTATCGGAATTAAACTTCCTCCTGAACCGGTAGATTTTGTCATGTTTAATTTTTCCTATGCTAAAATAGTTAACTCTAACCAGTTTGAGAAGCATTTTTTATTTGTTTGCTTGCGCTCTGGACGTACTTACCAGTGGATAGAGGATATGTTCGTATGGGTTTTTTAGGAATTTCATTCATACTTGCTAAGGTTGCAGCATACGAAGTGCTCCCCTCAGATTGTGTCATATTCTCAAGCATTGATTGTAATATCCCAACCATTTGATCTAGTTTTTCTACTTGAGTATCTGAAGATTCGGCTATTGCTCCTAATTCTGGTCCGCCTACACTTGCCATTTCTGGTTCTGATGTTGCTAAATCTCTCTGAACTCTTTCGTCTATCGTTGTTCCAGCAACTGGTGAAGCTACTGTTTGAGAAGTAGAAACCGGGCTCATTCCTGTCAAACCTTGTACTGCAGCCCCAGTCAAATCAAATCCTGTTAAACTTTGTACTGCACCACCAATTCCAAATGGATCTATTGTTCTCTTCAGAACGTCGCTCATGGCAATAAGTTCTGCATTGTCCATTCCGACATTAACAGCCTTCTGGCTAAACCCTAATTCTTTTTTCCCCAGCATTTCTTGTGTTTTGGCTGCACCAAAAACACGACTAAAAGACTCTTCATCGATCTCGATTTTTGGTTGTTCAATTGCAGCAACAGCAGCTTCGGTAGGAGATTTAGCTTCTGGAGTTTTAGCTTCTGGAGTTTTAGCCTTGCCTCCACTAGTTCCCGATATACTATCAATTAGCCATCCCAAGCCAACACTTGAAGCAGCAGAATATAAAGCATTAAATAGTTTTTCTGGAATTGAACTAAAGAAATTATATAGCCACTTAAAAGGAGCGTATATGAATTTAACTACGTCAGAAATAACTTTTCCTACATAACTTATTGCTTCCACAAAACCATTGAGTAAAGTTCCAACAACACTCCACAGCGGCTCGATTAAAGAAGAAATTGCAGATGTCAATAAATTAACAAACCATATTACGGGCTGCAAAACCAGAGCCAGCCCCCTAAATATTAATTGAATTGGAGCCAGAGCTGATCTTATTACAAAACCAATAGCTGAAGATAATCCATAGATAATACTTTTTAGAAAACCCATAGATTCACCTGCACTTTCACTACTGCTAAACAGCGATCCTATGGCATCAAAAAGAAAATATACAGGTTCTAATAGTAAATTGACTGCATTAAATAATTCATCAAAAGCAGAGTAAAGCACACCCAATGCTTCATTTATTGGAGCAAGTATATCTAAGAAAGGCTGAAATATAGGTCCAACCCAATCATTGCTCGCCAAAGAAGTTAATCCACTCCACACAGCATCAAATATCATTTTGGGAATACCCATTAAAAATATTGGAAGTTGAATATACAAAAGTTTAAAAGCATTCCAAAAAATACTTAAAAGATATTGTGGAATCTGAATAAACAATAAATTAAAAGCAACTGTAAAAACACTTAATAATAATCTTGGAATATGTAAAAGTGATGCAGATATCATTGTCCACAACCCGCTACCTATTTTGCCGAAATCAAGAGTGGCTATGCCTTCAAGAACTTTAAATAAACCCATAAAATAATCAAAAAAGCTTTTAAAAACTGTTCCGATAATAGTAGCAACACCACCCAATAGATGACCAACAAGTGTTATGGCTGGATTCAAAAAGGTTGTTACTATTCTTATGAGAAATCCTATTGTTCGACCAATAGCCCCGAAAACACCTCTAATCACTTTGCCTATACTTGCAAATATATTACTAAACATTGTAAATACAGTGCCTGTTTCACTCAGTGTAGTACTAAATCCAAATAACGGACCCAATGCTGTGGAAATAGCATCTCCTATGGTGGTAAAAACCTCGCCTATCGGCTCAAGAATATAATAAAACATTTCAAAAGGAGCGATTATGATGTCGATTATGCTTCTTCCTATTCCATAAATAGCTCCGCCTATTGCGTCGAAAACCATCATGACAGCAGACATGATTGGTATCATTTTGTTAAATTGAGCAAGAGCTTTGGTTATTGTGCCTTCTGCTCCAATGAAAGAATCAAAAAAACCAAAAGTAAGAGTATTAAGCCATCCTGTTAAAAAGCCTGCCCCCTTCGCAGCATAATATTCTGCGGTTGTTACATCTTCCATATTCTTATCAAAAAGAGCTCCAGCTTTTTCTCCACTCTTAGCTGCTTGTGAAAACATGCCCCACAAGCCAGCCACGACGGCAGCAAGTGCTACTGCAGGAGCTATTGCTGTTAAAAATCCTGCCACCACGCCCCCGATTGGTGCAAGTAGTGCCCAAAAACCAGCGGCTGCAGCCCCAAGAGATGGAACAGATGCCCAAGAACTAGTGACCAAGCCCCATAAAGACGCGGACGCCGCACCAAAAGACACCGTTGCCACACCGCCAGCCGTCGTCACAAATCCCATCTGAACAGCTAAAAGGGCTAAAGTAAGCCCAAGTTGAGTATACTCTAAAACAGAATCGAGTACATAGCCAGCAAAGCTTCCACCTACAGAAGCAAGAGTGGTTATAAACCCTAAAGACTCTCCAAACACACTATTCATCATTGAGCTGATAGCGGTTTGAGTTTTTCCTCTCAATGTATCATTGAGCTGCTCCATACTTGTTCTTAATTTAGTCATCGGATCAGCAGCATTTTTTTGTGCTACTGCAAGTTCGGCATTTCCATCATTTATTTGTTTTCTAACTTTTTCAAGTTCTTTCGGATCCTTTAAAGCTTTTGCTATATCCTTTGCTCCTATAGCCAGACCACTCTTGCCCGCTTTTTTCAATCCCTCATTCACTCCCTTGATAGAAGCCTCAAGAGCACCCTTTATGGCACCACCCGCATCTTTTGAATCTATTCCCATTGCTTTAAGATCAGCTGAGAATCCACTCAAATCAACGCTCGACAAAGCTTTCTTCATTCCCTCAGCTCCATCACCAGATATCTTTAATTGCTCATCAAGTTTTGTGAGAGCACCTAAGGCTGTGCTTGTTTTTAAAGTTCGTTCTTCTTCTATTTTGGCAGCCATTTCTTCTGCGTTTAAATTTTTCTTTTTTTGCTCTCCTATTTTTCTAAGTTTTTCTGCAAGTGGCTCAGCATTCTCATTTAAAGATTTTGTCATCTGTCCTATTTCAGTCGCAGTAGCTCCAAATGCATTTTTCATAGACAAATTAATTCTCTGTTTAGTCCCAGCATCTAATTTATCGAATTCTTCTATGGTCTTAGCTGCTCCTCCCGACATGGTTGCTATCAGTCCATCTAGACCATCTGATAAACCTTTTATGCCCTCTTTGGTTTGTAGTAAAGTTCCATTTCTCATCTGCTCCATAAGCGCGGCATCATGACCAAGAGCGTTAGAGATCAAAGATTTCATTTCGGAATTAGCATCTTTAAAGCCAGACATTCCTTGAGACAATGTTCCCAGAAGGTTACTTGCAAGCTCGCCCGCACCAAATTTCTCGGCACTGGCTGTAACTCCCACAACATTGGATGCTGCTTCTGCGGTTAAAGTTCCAAACTTTCGCATGTTTTTAATAATGCTCTCACTAGACTTAACGGCGTTAGCCAAAGCCTCCCCAGTAACACCAGTGTTTCTGGAAACTTCTTGTACACCTCTGCCGAACTCTGACATTTGAGAGGTGTTCATCCCCATCTTCAAAGACATATCTGAGAATGTGTCGCCCAAAGCTCCCGCTTCTACACCTATCATTCTTTCTGTTTGAAGTTGCGTTCTAGATACGCTTAAAGCAGACTTTTGATCTCTAAGTCCTTTCTTTAAATTGGCAAGATAGGCATTTGTAGTTTTTGTTCTATCGAAGCCTGTTTTTGCTGCTGATTTTCCTATATCTTCAAAGCTTCTTTGTAGCCCATGTGACTCTGATGTTGCCCCAGAAATTTCATACGCTATTTGTCTTGCATTGATGGTAAATTCTCTCTCTTTTTCCAAAAGTCCATCAAACACAACTTCTGTTCCACTGAAACCATATATTGTTTTTTGAAGCTCGCCGGCAGCATTGCCCAAATCCCTCATTAACTGAAGAGGTATTAAACCCTTCTGAACTTCTTCTAGATGCTTTGCTTGTTGCTTCTTTAATATGTTTATCGGATCATTTTCTTCTTCTGTTGCTTTTCTTGCTTCCTCTCTTGCTGGATCTGCCAACAAATTAGCCATCTCTTGGTTCTCTTTAACAATTTCATTTAAAGCATCAGCTAGAGCTTGACGATCACTTTCATTTTTGCCTGTTTTCATTTCAAGCCGCATTGCCTTCAGCTCCAGATTGTTTATTCTAGCTGCTTTTTCCAAATAAACATCGTGTGTGTATATGCTTCCTGGTTCAGAGCCTCTTTTCAAAAACTTCAACCAAGGCTTCATCAAAGCATTCATGCTTTTATCTGCATTATTTGCAATTTTTTCATTTTTTGCAGCACTACCACTTTTTTTGCCACTCATGAAATTTTTAAGAAGATTTACCAATTTATCAAGCTTTTCTGCAAACGCTGGTGGTATAGACGAGCTTGCATCTTTTTTGTCGTTAACTGTTGTATTGAAACGCTTTGCAGGTCCTACTTTACCTTTTAGAGACTCAGCAACTCCTTTGAGTTGCTCAGGATTCATATCAATTTGTCTTCCTACGTTGTCTGGCATAGTTTAAAATATTGTTTTAAGAATTTTTCTTTTTCAAAGAGTATATAGTCTCTTTTTCTAAAATAGTGTTTGAGAAAATTGAAGTTTCTTAATCAAGAAGTTTCTTCGTGGTACGCTTTGTTGTTGACAACAGTAGTCTTCCAACCATACAATCAGACAATATGTTCAACGACACAAAAGAACCCGCAGAATTTCCTGCTTTCCATAAAAAAAATATATTCAAGAAATCAGCCGAAAAAGAAAACTTAGAGGTTGAAAAGCCCCTTGATTTAAAAGAGAATATCGAAAACAAATTCGATTATCCTTTTGAGTTTTTATCTTGGCATTCTGGGAACGATTTCTACCCAGAAGTAGATGCTGCCGTAGAGTTTTATAACCAAAAACGATACAAAACAGCACTGGATATGTTTGAAGGTCGCCCCGCAGATCCTGCCCGTGGCTTCAAAAACCTTATTTGCACTTTTCACGGACCAATTGGGTGGCTGCTTATGGCAAACACCAAATTAGCAAAAGATAAGTTTTTGAATTTCTGCATAGCGAACTGTTACTACAAAATGGGAGAATACTCAAAAGCACTATCATCTTTGAAAAACGATGAAAGCGAAAGAGTTTTGTATTTAAGAGCTTGGTGCGAATACAAATTGGACAAACACGACGAAGCCAAAGAAAACTTCAAAAAGGTGTTTTATTCGAACCCCAGATTTTTAAAATACAAAAATCCTTATGGAGAAGATTATAAGTAGTCACCTGACTATCTGATTGGTTATCTTGGTCAACTGTTCGTTAACAGTTTTTCTTATTGCTTCTACTTCGTTTGGCGATACAGCCCTTACACTTCCAAGCAAATTCAATATAAAATCACAGTCTAGTTGTTTTAATCTTCTTATGCCGCTTCTTTTATATTGCCTGAAAGAAGATACAAGAAATTTATCAGCTTTTATTGTTCTATAGCTGAAGTTTGGATTGTTACAATTTGCTTTTAATAAATTTCTTATATATGGAAATGTAAGATAGTGTATATTTAATCCTCTTATATATAATTGATTCACATCTGTAACTATTACATTTGGAAACGGATCATGCCCAGCTTTATGAAACATGTAATTGAAGGAAACTAAACTCCCTTTTTTGACATTTCGCAAAAAAGCATCATCTTTTTGAGGGATATTTTTGAATACAAGGTTAAGATCCATAATTAAAACTTAGAGTAAACACTGGAGCTATAATCTGTTCCACCCGATCTTGTCATCAATTTATTATCATCACCTTTTTCTATTTTATTCTGAGCGTTAGAGCTCATTTTAAAAAACCTCTTTATTTCATCAACAAGAGTATCGGCAACTTTCCCCCCAGCCTTTTCTTCGTCTGCACCTTTTTCAGACATAAAAGTATTGAATATATTTTCAAAATCTAAAAGATATGCTTTTCCGTATGGGTGTGTATCAATTCTATTTTGAATCTTAAAAGCTATACTTCTGCCTATGGAGTATATTCTTATTCCTTCAAAGTCACACTCTGGATCTGTTGAATAAACAAACAAAAATGGATCATCAACATCCAAAAACATTTTGCTTTTGATTTTATTTAGCTTTAAAATATGGTAAATTATTTTAAGCTTTCTTTTTGCTCCAAGAGCATTTCTGTTTATGTAATCAAAGAATTTGTGCTTCATTATTGTTTTGGTCTCAAGGTGTTAACCGCCGAATGCCCAGCTTGGGAACTTGCGTTAGCAACTGTGTCAATTAACTGTGCAAACAAATCCAACATCTGTTTATTTCTACCTAAGTAGTTTACAAGCGGTAGATAGTATTTCTTTTCTTGTTCTGTCAGTTTGCTTGTTATTCTCTGAACTGTCATACTAACGTTCGATTTAGTGTAATGTGGACCTCCGGCGTCTGATGCTCCATAAGGAGCCAGAGTAAGTCCTGAGTTATCAGAGGGATTTGCTCCTGTAGCAGGATTAACATCGCCTTCCATTATTCTACATAGTTTACTGAATTCCATGAATTAACCTTTCTTGTAATTGTATTTAGCAAGTTCTGAGTAAAATTTCTTGTGCCGATGGCACACATCTTTGTAATACCAATAAATCACTGGGATTACCGTTGTAGGGAGTTTCCTTCACCACAACACCAGGAAAGCTTCCTGAAGCTTCCTTTATAGTTTTCATTTGAGCTGTTAAGAATAGCATTCCATCTATTCTTTCTAAAAAGTCACTTTCCCCCTTTTTTGGAAATCCATTTTCATCAACCTCGCCAGTATCATAAAGATACTTTACTTTAAGATCAACAAATGGAACTAAATTTCCATCGTCATCTATCATGGCTTCACTATTGTCTGATTGAATAATTCTTACGCTAAGCTTGCCTTCTGAATAAGCCGCATCCAAACAGCTAGCTAAATCCAAGCCCAAAGAGTATACTGTTCCATCATTTCCAACAACATTTATTAAAAAGCTTCGTTGTTTGAAATAGTCAGATATGCTCTCCATTATAACTCTTCTTCTCAGAACATCTTTTTCCTCAGGACTTCCATCCTGAAGTCTTTTGAGTTCAGGATCCTCTAGAAACTTTTCTGGGTCATCCTCTCTTAGAGCCCATTTTCCAAGATCAATTCTTCCCCATTTTTCATTGAATCTTGTTGATATTTTTATTGAATATTTTCTTTCATTATAAATAAGATCTTCGCTGTTTGATCCATTACCAACTTGAACAGCACCGAGTAAAGCAGCCATATACTTTCTGTGAAGATCACCCTTCATTCCAAGGGTGCCCTTTAGTTTTATGAAAACATTATTTAGCTCACTCATTGGTTGAAGAGCTGTAAAAATATGTTTTGCTAAAGACACAGAAGGATTATTTTGATCTAACTCTTGCCGTATTAGCCTTCTTATTTCTTTGTTGGCTTTTTCTATGTTTGAGTTTTGTCTAAGAAATAAAACTTGTAAATTATCTTCTACAAACTTCCTTGGGTAAGAATCTAACTCAGAATCTCTTATGGAATGGATTCCATCCAATAGTGTTTTAACATCACCCTTTGCACTATTTTTAAAATACTCTGTTTTCCAAGTTTCGAAATTTTCTTCTGGTTTGCTTTCTTCTTCTGGCATATCTGGAGCAACAGGATCTTCAACTTGTTGCTCTGGATTTTGTTGAGCATCCTGTGACTGACCTTGTTGTTGAGAAGGATCTGGTTGTTGAGAAGCATCTTGAGGCTGTTCTGCTGGATCTGCAGCCGGAACTTGCATTCCAGAAGAAGAATTTGCAGGAGGTTGGTTTGCTGCAACCTCACCCGGATTCTCAATATCCTCGCTTAACCAGTAATTCATAGTGTTAAATTTCATTTCGACCTTCCTCTTTTTTCTTATTTAGTGATTCTAAGAACTGTCTTTTATTATTTCCTGAATTAATATTTATTGTATTGTTTTGATTTGCTGCTAAGTATTTAGGGAAGGTATCCTTATCTTTTAATTTAATTCTTGTCATTAAATCTGCTATTTTTGCCATCTTGTCAGAAGTATCATGTTTGAGCTTGAGCAAATTGACAAGAGCTTCTTTACTGGCGCTTGTAGAGTCTCCTTCATTTATAACTAAGTCTGCGAAGTTATTTATGAATTCGTCTGTTTGTTTTCTATCTTGTCTTATGTTTTCCAGAACTTCTTGATAAACATCAACAAGCTGTTCGTCACTTACTATGTTGGACAAACTGTTTTCCGAGTCTTGCACGCTTAAAGAGGTGACATTCATACTGGGAATCACCTCACCAGCGATAGCCAAATCTTCTTTTGCTTCATCTAAAATAGGATCGTTTTTACCCATATACTCTATATAGAGTAATATTAAATATCTTTGTCAGTCACCTTTTATTATTCTGATTGAGTCTTCTTCAAAATGTTGTGTTGAAAATTCAAACAACTCACTTTCTTCCAAAGCTATTATTTGATGTCTTGTTCCTCTTGGTATATCGATTTTGTCACCTGGGTTTAATACTATTTCGTCAGAATCTTCTATATTATTTGTTGACCCAATCTTCAATAAAACTTTTCCAAATTGTAAATAAAATGTCTCAAGTTTTAGTATGTGCATATGGTATGAACATTTTTTGTGATTATTGAAATGCAATATTTTGCCACAATACTCATTGTTATTAACAATGATTTTTTCATAACCCCATCCTTTTTTAATGATTTCCATAATACTATTATATAGTTTTTGTTTTAAATTGCAAAGCTAAAATATAAATATAACTATGGATCAATTAACAAAAGAAAAATTAAACAATCTTGAAAAAAGTCAAGATAAAGTTTTGCAAAAAATAGATGAATTTAAAAAAGAAATTATTGAATTTGAAAAATTATTAAATTCAAAAGATTCTAAAATCAGCTTGTTACAAAGCAAAATAAAAGATTTAAAAGAAGACGTAGATATTTTTTGTGAAAAAGTTCAAAATTTTGAGGTGAAAATAGAATCTATTCACATAAGAACCGCAAGCACAGAAAGCAAGTGGTCAAATATAATTGAATTTTTTGTTAAAATATTCTGGGTTATTATGGTGTCATACTTATTGTATAAATTGGGCATTCAAGGACCACCAGCATAAATTTTTTAAAAACTCCCAATATATAATATACTATCTTTATATAAAGGGAATAACTATGCCAGGAAAATTTAGCGACTACATTTCTATCCGAGAAAACAAAACCCCAGTCCTGTCGAAGGTAAAGCTATCCAGATCG